AAACGGAACAGGTTCTGTTCAAACTGGTCCCGGTGATGGGTCTGGATCTGGACAACCTGATCAAAATGGAAGTAGTACAGGATATTACTTATATGTAGAATCTAGTTCACCAAATTTTAATAGCGACTTTGCTTTATGGTCACCACCTTATGACTTATCAAATCTTTCACTTCCAGCATTTACCTTTTGGTATAGTATGTATGGTTCTACAATGGGAACCTTATCAATACAAGCTAGTGGAGATAATGGGAAAACTTGGTCAAGTGATTTGAACTATACCTTACCAGACCCTAACGCTACAGATTTAACTGGAGACCAAGGGGCAACATGGCAACAAGGATTCATTGATTTAAAATCTTATACAAATGAAACACAATTAGTAATAAGATTCAGTGCAACCACAGGTTCTAATTACTATAGTGATTTTTGTATAGATAATGTCCAAGTAATGGATATGGCAACTACAGGAATATCAATTGGTGGAGATATAGATTTATCAAGTAGTGTATTTGATCAATCCGGATTAACTGTAACAATTATAGGAACATCTCCGTCACTAATCACAAGTAATAGTAATCAATTTAATAATCTCGTTATTAATAATAGCGGAGGAGTAACTCTTGGTGATAATTTAGATATTGAAAATGTTCTTACTCTTACTAAAGGATGTATTAATGCATCTGGTAATTTAGTAATTGTCAGAAATTCAAGTGCAAATTCACTTATGGGAGGAAATTCAACATCGTTTATATATGGTGGAGATTTAAGAAGGTATACGGCGCCTAATACAGGAACTTATGCTTTCCCAATTGGACAGGGTTCAGGTCCTACTAATTACTTTAGAGCAGATTTGATTAATAATCTTATGAACCTGCCTGGAAGTAATGATTTCGTCCAAATGAGTGTAGGTTCAATAGTTGAAGGAGGCACCAATCAAGATGGGTACCTAAATACTTCTCAGGATGGAACTGCAATCACTCATGTCAATGAAAATGCAATTTGGACAATGACACCAAGTATGGGTGGAGCATTTTTAAGTGGTAACTATGGATTGAATTTTTACGTAGCAAATCTATCTGGATTAACTGATAATAAATTTACTATTGTAAAAAGACCTACCGGATCTACTAACTATAATGAATGGGATACTTTTGATGGTACAACTACTATTCCTGCAGGAGGATCAGCAGGAAGAACAGTTGCAAGTGGATATGCTCAGAAATTAGGATTTACTTCCTTTTCAGAAGGTGGGTCAGGCGGAAGTAATGATCCATTGCCTGTCAGCTTGTTATACTTTACTGCAGAAATAATTACAAACGAACATGTTAAATTACAATGGGAAACCGTTAGTGAACAAAACAATGATCGCTTTGAAATTGAAAGAAGTAGTGATGGTATCATTTATGATATAATTGGAATAGTGGATGGAAATGGTAATACTAATGAAAGCATTACTTATATCTTTAATGATAGATTTCCATCAACTGGATTTAATTATTATAGATTCCGTCAAGTAGATTATGATGGTAACTGGGAATATAGCAATACAGTAGCTGTTAAATTATTAGACAACTCAGATATTCCAATTTATGTCTATGATATTCTAGGAAGGAATGTCTATATTGGTGTAGATTATTTACCCCAAGGCATTTATATCTTCCAATATGAAGATGGTAGAGTAGAACGGATGTATATTGATAATAAAAATCGTTAATTAAGAATAGCAAATTACCCGACAAGGATTTTGCTAGGAGCAGATATGGCTGATGAAAGCTAGTATCTGCTCCTTTTCTTATACTTTCATAAAGAGTAATACACAGGAAACTTGGCTCCCCAGGATACCTTTCGTATATTTACGACGTAAATAAATTAATAAATTGATAAAAAAATAAAGATTATGTTAGATTTAAGTAAAAAGGAGTTTATGAATGATGAAGAAATTAAAGAAAAATCACCTTCAGTGTTTACTCAAACACCTTCAAAAGAGGTTTCAAAACATTATACCCATATTCCTACAACTAAAGTTATCAATGATATGAGAACACTAGGTTGGGGTGTTGTTGATGTTCAAGAAGTCGCTGCTCGTACAAGTGCAACTAAAGGAGTACAAAAACACTTAGTAGTATTTAGAAATCCAGATGTTGTAATTAGTGGAAAAAATAATGATACCGTTTTCCCACAAATTCTATTAACAAATAGTCATGATGGGAAAAATGCATTTAATTTTGCTGCTGGTTTATATAGAATGATTTGCGAAAATGGATTGGTTATTTCAGACCAACAATTTGAGGATGTTAAAATTCGCCATATGGGTTATTCATTTGAAGAACTTCAAGTTCAAATTAGGGGATTGGTTGAAAAATTACCATTAACTGTTGAATCAATGAATAAAATGATAGAAGTTGAATTATCACAAGAAAAAGCTGTTGATTTTGCTAAAAAAGCTCTTAAAACCCGATTTCCAAAAGATGAATTGAAAAGAATTAAGATAGATATTAATGAACTATTAACACCTGTTCGTAAAGAAGATTCTGGAAAAGACCTTTGGAGTGTGTTTAATGTAGTTCAAGAAAAGATCATAGATGGTGATTTTGATTATATTGTAGGTAGCAAAGTTCGCAAAGCTCGACAAATAAAAAATTTCAAACAAGATCAAAAAATCAACAAAGAACTATTTGACTTAGCATTGGAATATACCAACTAATTAATTTTCTAACCTTGCAGATTTGGGTGCCAAATGGCGCCCATTTTTGTCCCAATACCAGCGATTATTAATGCAGTACCAGCGATATCTATATAAAACCACCACCATCGTCAATCTTAATAAATTTATTTGGATTCCATTTCATCCCTAGTTATATTTATGAATATGGATCTAGAAAATATATTTAATTTATTTGGTGGAGGGGAGAATCCACAACCTTATACTAGTAAGGAATTGGGAGATATTAAGAAATTTGAGGATTTTAAAGAAACCCCTATGTTTAAATTGGGGATGTTTAAAAAAATCGTTTTTAATCACATTTCATACAAGAAAAAAATTATAGAATTATTCAAAAGTGTTAAACCTCAACTAGATATAGAGGAATTAGAGGAAACTGGGGAATTAGTAGCATTTGAGAGGGGATGGGATTTTATTAGTCAATGTAATATTAAAGAGGAAGATTGGAGAGTAGGCCTGATATTATGTAATGATGAAGAATTTAGAGTCGCATTTAAATTAACCATTCAATTCTACCAAAATCTAGAAGAATATGAAAAATGTGCATATTTAAAAAAAATATTAGATTTCTTACAGAGAAATTTGGATAAGCAAAAATAAGTTATTACATTGAAATCACTGGGTATTGGAAAAAAGGGATAATAAGAAACAGTAACAGGAGACAGGGTGATAAGGGGAATAAATGTTATAACCTAACACCAATAATTAACAATCAATAAATAAAATTTATGAGAAATAAAGAATTATCTCTTCGTCGCATCCAGACAATAGAAGGGAAACTAAAAACATTAGATCTCCATATCCATAGAGGAGGAGAAAATCAAAAAATAATGGAAACACAACGATCAATCCAAGAATTAGTGGATGATCTTAAATCAATAATACATAGAGAAGAATAAAAGTTATGAACCTATCAGCAGAACAAATTCAGGAGAATTGGGAACATCTCTTGGGTTTTATTAGTTATATTGAATCTCCAAGAAAGGAGAAATTACTTGAATTTTATAACAAACATCAGGGAGAACTTATGATGATGCCAGCATCTCATAAAAGAGCATATCATAATGCGTTTCCAGGAGGGTATGTAGATCATGTTATTAGAGTAATTGAATCAGCATTAAAACTTAGTAAAGTTTGGAAAGATTTTGGTGTTGAAGAAAATTGGACCGAAGAGGAACTTGTATTTTCTTGTTTAAACCATGACCTTGGGAAAATGGGAGATGAAGATAATTATTCTCACATACCATCTCAGGACGAATGGAGGAAAAAGAATATGGGAGAAATGTATCAATTTAATAAAAAATTATCCTATATGTCTGTACCAGATCGTTCCATTAAACTATTGGTTGATAATGGTATTTTACCAACTGAAAATGAATGGTTATCCATTAAACTACATGATGGTTTATATGACCCCTCAAATGAATCATATCTTAAAAGTTATATGCCAGAGTTAAAACCACGTACTTCTTTAATTTATATCATCCACCAAGCTGATATTTTAGCATCGAGGATTGAATTTGAAAAGGAATGGATGGGGGAATTTAATAAAGATTTGGAACCCAAAAAGAAAAATTATACCTTAAATAGTAATTCAAATTCATCCACCAGATCAAAAGCTCTTGGAACTATTAAGAGTGAAGGTTTGAAGGATATGTTAAGCAACTTATGATTGAAACAATTATAATTTCTATAATGGGTGTATTAGTTGTAATCCTAGGATTTACAACTTTTAACCTCTTAAAGAAAAATGAAAAACAAGAAGACATCCTAATGGGTTATTTAGAATATCTTGATACCTTATCCAAGGTGATAGAAGCATCAGATAAAAAACTAAAAGAAATAGATCATAGTGGTGTTTTTAAAGCCGATGATGAAGTGGGGCAATTTTTTGAGTCCGTAAAGGAAATTCAAAATATCTTAAACGACTTCAAAGTAACCAGACTCAAGTGATAGTGGCTAAGAAAAGAAGACCAAAGTCAAAGAACTACTTTACCCAAGAAACAGAAGATGCAATCGTTCTGTATAATGGGACTTTGGATACAAAGATAAAAAGTAAGATATATGAAAACCACATTCATTACCCTTTCTTTAAACTTACAGAGAATATCATCCACACATTTAAATTTTATTATACAGAAGTAGATAAAATAGAACACCTCCAACATGAAATAATAACATTCCTCTTATCAAAAATCCATTTATTTGACCCAACTAGAGGTGCTAAAGCATATTCTTATTTTGGTACTATAGTAAAACGTTGGTTAATAGTGTATAATACTAAAAATTATACAAATAGAATAGCAAAGGCACCCGTTGATGATTTATACAAAGATGAAACCTATTCTTGTAATTTAACTGATGAACCGGTTGTTGATAATCTTTCTTTATTTATAGATGAATTTATAGAATATACTTCAAATAATTTTGGGGTATTATTTCCAAAGAAAGATGATGCTAAAGTTGCAGATGCAATCCTGGAGTTGTTTAGAAAACGAGATCAAATCGATATTTTCAATAAAAAAGCATTATATATCTACATCAGGGAAATGGTAGAAGTTAAAACTCCTAAAATAACTAAAATAGCAAATAAGCTATATAGTATTTTTAAGGGTAATTATATTTTCTTCCTAGAAAATGGCTATACAAACTTCAAGAGGTTATAGCTCTTTATATTTATATGTGACCAAAAACATATAATTATGAATCATTTAGACAAATTAACATTCAACGGGAAAAAATACTCTGACTTACTCCAAGAGATTTATAATAACCAAAAAAAGAAAGAAGGACAAATTTCTGCCTTAATAAAGGAACTTAAACCCCTTATCCAAGATATAGGTGATGCTACTATGATTGTTCCTTTAATTAAAGAATATATGGAATTAGGGATTAAGAACGATGAAGCTTTAGTTAAAATAGCAACTATTTTACAACGTATTTTCCAAAGTGAAGGAAGTACAGGGGATGATTTTGCTATATCAGATGAAGAAAAAGATCAACTATTAGCTGAAATGGAAAAACTTCAACTCCCACCTAAAGAAGAAGAGGAAGAATAATGGCTGTAAATAGAAAAGGATTTGGTGCTGCTGTTGGGGGTGCCTTAAAAAGTAAATGGAGAGGTAGTGTTGAAGAAAAACTCGCATCTCATGTAGATGAATTTTTTGTTGGTAGGGTTACAGATATAATTCTAAACCAAAACCACCCTAAATTTAAAGATTATGGGGAATGGAATGGAATTGGAACTATATTTTTTGAAGCTCAAGGTAATGAATTTGTAGGTAGCAATAATATAATTGCAAAACCATTATCCCCTCAAAGATCATCATTTCCATTGGTCAACGAAATGGTCCTTATTTTTACCCTACCTAATAAGGAAATGGGACAGGCTGCTACATCCACATCATACTTTTATATAAATGTAATTAGTATTTGGAATAGTCAGCATCATAATGCTTATCCAAACCCGATTCTTACTTCTGACTTACCCCCATCCCAACAAAAAGATTATCAACAAACATCTGCAGGTTCCACTCGAAAAGTAACAAATGAACCTAAAGAAATTCCATTAAATAGCCCCATTAATCCTTCACAAAATACTTTTATAGAACAAAGTAACATACATCCCTTACTACCTTTTGCTGGGGATATAATGTATGAGGGTAGGTTTGGAAATAGTATTAGATTTGGTTCAACAGCTAAAAACCCACCATCACCAACACTAAACAATTGGTCTATTAATGGAGAAAATGGTAATCCTATTACAATTATAAGAAATGGCCAAGATCCAGATTCAACAGAAACAGGTTGGGTTCCTATAGTAGAAGATATAAATAAGGATTTATCATCAATTTATGCTACATCTAACCAACAAATCCCATTAGAGGTTAAAAATTCAAATTATGATTCATATAGTACACCCCCTACTACTCCTGATCAATATGTAGAACCCCAAGTTATTATAAATTCAGATAGATTAGTTTTTAATGCTAAAAAAGACCATGTTTTAATTAGTGCTAAGGATTCTGTATTTTTAGGTTCTAATTCATC